TATGGGCAAGATATACCCAAGAACGTGTCACTAAGTCATGATTAAGCCATCATTGACCATAGTTGGTCACGATACAGTTGCAGACGTCTCAAATCGGCTCACATCGGTTTTAGAGCCGGAATCAGCTCATGTCTTTGGGCATGAAGTGCCTCGAATCCACACGCCACTCAATGATTTGCCGTCTAGGGGCTATGAATTGATTGACTTTGCTGACCAGATTATCGAGGGCGGCTTTATGCCTTGGCAGAAATGGCTGGCGATTCAATCGCTCAAACTCAAGCCGGATGGCCGGTACTTCCATCCCATCACAGTGGCCACAGTCGCCCGCCAAAATGGAAAATCGACGTACATGCTCGCCCGCATCGCCATGGGCTTATTTCACTGGGATGAGTCATTGCAAGTCGGCTCAGCTCACCGATTGGTTACATCGCTGGAGCAGTTTAGATCGTTGGTGGCCATCATTGAAGCTCATGATGATTTGGCAAAGCAAGTCAAGCGCATCAGATGGCAACATGGAGCAGAAGAAATCGAAACCTTGTCTGGTAACAGATTCGTTATCAAAGCCGGCGGTTCAGCAGCTCGTGGATTGAGCAAGCCGGAAGTTGTGCATCTGGATGAGCTTCGTGAAATGAAAGACTTGGACTCATTCGCGGCTTTGCGCTATACCTTGATGGCGGCCAAGAATCCACAGGTCAATTGTTTTAGCAATGCTGGTGATAGTCATTCCGTTGTGCTGAATTTGCTGAAAGAGCGCGGCATGGCAGCTAGTGCCGGAGCAGTTGATGACATCGGATATTTCGAGTGGTCATCTCCCACAGAAGTCTTATCGATTGAGAATGCAGCTTATGCCAATCCCGGACTCGGAATCACAATCCATCCGGATAACATCAAGGCTGTATTCAATGATCCAATCGAAGTCGTCATGACTGAGGTGTTGTGCCGATGGGTGCAGACAATATCCAGCGTGGTCGGGTCGGCCGAATGGAATGATTGCCTTGATGAAGAAATTGACCTAGACCCGGAGAAGCTGACGTGGATGGCCATCGATTGCTCGCCGGACAGAAAATTTGCAGCAATGGTCGGAGCGCAGAAATTAGGCGATGAGAAATTCATCGTCAAGCTGCTTCACACTTGGGAGAACTCAGTGCAGCTAGATGATCGTGAGATTGCCAACGATGCCGCCAAATACTGCCGCGAATATCCGATTGAGCATTTGCTTTACAGCCGTCGCACATCTGGAGCAGTCGCAGCAAGAATGCAACCAGCCGGAATCCCAATTCTGGACATGGACGGCGATTACCCGCAAAGCTGCGATGAGATGCTGGGCGCAATCAATAGCGGTCGGCTCAAACATCGAGGGCAAAGCGAACTCACTACACAAATGCTTTCAGCTGTTCAATTGCGTCGTGGCGATGGCGGATGGGTATTGGGCAGACGTGCCAGTCAGTCGGCAATTCCGGCGGCAGTGGCCACAGCTCTCGTTTCACACTTTGCGACACGCCCAGAGACGGAGATTGACATTCTCGTTGGATAGTGTTCTAGGCGTGGGAAAATTCTCGCATGGGATTCAGAGACTTATTTGTCAAAACATCATCCGTCACAGAGCTGACATACGATGTCTCTGCATCTCTCGCTCCAGTCACGACACTAGATTCACTCTCGCCATTCTTTCGCGGTAATCGCACAGCTACACGTCAAGAAGCGATGAGTGTGCCGGCCATTGCTCGTGGTCGTAACATCATCTGCTCATCGATAGCATCAATCGGCCTTGAAGTGCGTGATCGTGTTACTGGACTCAGCATTGACCCGCCGCGAGTTATTCGCACACCAGACCCACGCATTCCCGGCGTCGCAACCTATGTCTGGACGCTAGAAGATTTGCTTTTCCATGGTTATGCATATTGGCAGATTACTGAGCTGTTCGCCGATACGCAACGCGTTCGAAGTGTTCAAAGAATTTCGCCGGATCGTGTAACTATCAACACAAATTCAGATTCAACAGAAATTGAATCGTATTCAATCGATGGTCATACACCATTGCCGACATCTGGTGTTGGTTCGCTTGTTGTCTTTTACGGAAATGATGAAGGCTTGCTCAATCGTGCCGGAATGACAATTCGCACCGGTGCAGAATTAGAACGCGCAGCCGCACTCTATGCGCGTGAGCCTGTTCCGCAAATGGTACTGAAATCAAACGGAACTGCATTGCCAGCAGATCGCATTGCAAAACTCCTGGAGTCTTGGGGTGCAAGTCGTCGCAATCGCACAACTGCATTCTTGAATGCCGACATCTCATTGGAAACTTTGGGATTCGACCCGGAGAAATTACAGCTTGCAGCTGCTAGAAGTTACATTGCAACAGAACTTGCCAGAGCTTTGGGAATCCCGGCTTATTTCATTGACGCCGAGACTGGTTCATCAATGACGTATTCAAATGCCAGCACTACTCGTCAGACTTTACTGGATTTCTCTTTGATTCCGCTGATGAATTCAATTACCGAAAGATTATCAATGCCGGACTTTACGCCATCAACGCAACGTGTTGAATACGCGCTTGATGACTACTTGCGCGGCTCAGCTTTAGAACGCGCACAAATCTATGAAATTCTCAATCGCGTCGGCGCATTGAGTGCAGAAGAAATCCGAATTCAAGAGGAGATGATCCGATGAAGGTATTAACACCATTCACAATCACAGCGGCCGATTCAGAAGAACGCACTATCACCGGCCAAATTGTGCAATTCGATACGCCAGCAAATGCATCGACCGGCAAAGTATTATTCAAATCCGGTTCATTGATTCCAGCATCTGTAAAACTGAACCTTGAACACGATTCTAAAAGACCGATTGGAAAAACTTTAAGCATGGAATTGGCTCCAGATGGCAAGTCAATAAATGCCACGTTTAAGATTTCTAAGACAACAGCCGGCTCAGATGCAATCCAAGAAGCGATGGATGGACTTCGCGACGGATTCTCAGTTGAAGCAAATGTCGCAGATCATGGATTTAACGAGGACGGCACAATGGTCGTCAATTCAGCGACTTTGGTCGGCGTCGCATTAACACACAACCCAGCATTCGATGAAGCTCGCGTCTCTCATGTCGCAGCAACAACCGAACAAACACCAGAAGAAACATCAACCGAAGGAGACGCAGTGGAACCCACTACCGAGAAAACAGAAGCACCAGCCGCCGAGGTGGTCGAGGCTTCACAGCAAGTCATTCACGCTAACAAGCCAGCACCATATTTCACTTCACCACGATCACCAATTGTCAATCTTGGCTCATGGATGGAACACTCAATCAAAGCAAAGTTGAACCCAATGTCAGATTCTGCAATTTACGTTGCAGCAGCTAACGATGACCTTGGAACTACTAACCCAGCTTTCAACCCAACACGTCAGCTCACAGAAGTTATCAATGCACTCAGCAACGGAACTCGTGGAGCAATTGATGCAATCAGCCGCGGAACACTTCCGGACGCTGGACTTCAATTTGAAATCCCAAAGATTTCTCAAATTGCAGAAGTTGATCCTGTTGCAGAAGGTGGCGCAGTAACAAACACAGGAATTGAGTCAAGTTTCATTTCAATTCCGGTCACACGCTTTGCAGGTCGCAACATTCTGACAACAGAAATCATCGACCGCAGCTCACCAGATTTCTTCAATGAGCTTGTTCGTATCATGGGCGCAGCAATGGCCTTTGCTCAGAATAAGTACGTTGCAGCTCAGATCAAGACAGATTCTGTCTCAGATGGAACTCCAACAGCTAACACAGCAGCAGGATTGATTGCATACGTCAGCCGCGCAAATGCAGCTGTTTATGCAGGAACTCAACGCTTTGCTCGCAACATGCTCGTATCACCAGCACAGTGGTCAAACATCATGGGCTATAACGACAACGGCACACCGCTATTCAATGCATACCAGCCACAAAATCAGGCCGGTCTTGTCACTGGTCAGTCACAACGCGGCGTCGTACTTGGCTTGAATTTCTTTGTTGATAATTCAGGTGAAATCACTGGCACTGGCGATGACTCAATGATGGTAATTGAGCCAGATGCTTACACATGGTACGAGAGCGGAAACTTCCGTCTTGATGTCAATAAGCCATCTGACGGAACTGTTGAGATCTCACTCAATTCTTATGGTGCATGCGCCACAAAGGTTGCAGCGGGCGCAAACGCGTTCAATTTTACTTAATAACTAATCATCGGCCACAGCCGCTCCCGGATGTGGTCGAGCAGTAGAAGGGAACGGAAATGCCACAAATTGTAACCGCAGCAGAACTGCGATCCATTCTTGGCGTTTCCGTTTCTCTATATTCCAACGCATATCTTGAGCAGATGATTGAGAGCGCAGAACTAACAATTTTGCCATTGCTTACTGGATACCAATCAGCAGTCACAGAAATCTTTGTAGAAAATTCAATTGCATATTATGGAACTCAGCGCGTTAATTATTTCGTGCCGGGTCAAAATGTCGTCATTACCGGATGCGGCGTTTATGATGCGACAGTCACAGTCACAGACGATCGCATTGCTCCAATGGTCTTTACGTCTGCAACGGGGCAAGCAGACAGCACATACACCATCCCAATCATTCCGAGCGGGCTTGCGTGTATTGATGGGGCAACCGCTGGCGATTTATACTCTGGCGTTGCTCCCATTAAGTCAGCAATCCTTGTTGTTGCTGTTGAAGTATTCCAAAGCGTTACAGCTCCGGGTAATCAGATTATGAGTGACCAATTTCAGCCGTCACCATTCGTTCTTGGCCGCAGCTTGACGAATCGAATTGTCGGCTTGCTTGGGCCATTCTTGGAAGTCGAAACGCTCTGCTTATGACAATTGAAGCCGACATCCGCACACCATTGCAGACTGCTCTTTCAACAATTGCAGCCAATGTCTATAACGGCATTCCAGAAGCAATGACCAGCCCAGCAATATGTTTAGTCCCAGACGCACCATATTTGGAAAGCACTCTTATCAACGGATCAACTACCAAAGTCAAAATCAATATGCTTATCACCGGCGTCGTTGGTTATTCGAGCAACGCAGCAGCTTTGACTAATCTTGAAGATTTAATGATTTCAATCATCTCAACTATGCCGGCCGGATACGTCGTTGGAGATGTCAGCTCACCCACACCTTTGGAAGTCGGCGCAAGTAAATTCTTGACGTCTGATTTGCAAGTCTCAACGTATTACACCGACTAAGGAGAAAACTCATGGCAACGACAATCATCACTGGCAGAGACATCACTTTCACGATTGACAGTGATAACTTCGATGCCCAAGCAACATCAGCGACCTTAACAGTCGATTCAACGATTAACACATATCAGACACTTGATGGCAAAGCGTATTTCACAACGGATACTCAAGGAACTTTCGCCGTTGAAATGCTTGCAGACTGGGGCGCAGCCAATTCACTTTGCGAAGCTCTTTGGACTGCTGCAACATCAGCACCAAACACTGGACTTCCGGTTGTATTGGTTGCAGACACAGGCGCATCATTTGCATTTGAAGTGCAGCCAATCTTGCCATCAGCTGGCGGAACTGCACCAGATGCTCAAACAGTATCGCTTGCATTCACTTGCGTTACTACACCAGTCTTGACAATCAGCTAATAAAGGAGCCGGGAGCATGAAACTAAATATCGAAGTTACTTACCAAACTGGAGAAGTCGCTACCTATACGGCGGCTCCCCCAGAATGGCAAAAGTGGGAGCAAAAGACTGGATTCACAATCCAGCAAGCAGAAGAAAAGATTGGCATTTCTGATCTCTTATTTCTAGCCTATAACTCAATGAAGCGTGAGAATGCCGGCAAGCCGGTCAAGTCTTACGACATTTGGTGTGAAGGCGTTGCAGATATTGGAGCAGGAAACGCAGACCCAAAAGTTACGCCGTCGGAAGTCTCAGCCGAATAGTTGTAGAGCTTGCAATAGCCACAAAGATTCCAATGAGCGAATGGACGACGGCGGAGCAGATTCTTACGGCCTTTGAGATATTGGAGCAGCAACATGGCGGATGACTTTCAAGTTGCATACGATAAGTCGGACTTGCGTCGTGTTACTGCCGCATTCAAAGCAATGGATGCAGAAGCTGTTGCTCAAGCCAAAGTCGTCAGCGGCGGCTTAGCGACTTACGTCCAAGGCAAGATTGTTCAAGCTGCGGCTGGTCGTCCTAATGATGCAGCTAACAGAATCGCATCCGGCTCACGTGTCTCTAAATCTTCAAAGATTGGAGAATTGTCATTCGGCTTTGTCAGTCAGAAATTCTCTGGTGGTGGTACAACTCAACAACTTTGGGGCGGTTACGAATTTGGGTCTAACAAATTCAAGCAATTCCCAATCTGGTCGGGTAGTCAAGGCAGAGGTTCAAAAGGCTGGTTCATTTATCCGACTCTGCGAGCCGAGCAACCGAATATCATTGCTAAATGGGAAAATGCTTTCACTGAGATATTGAAGGAGTGGTGATGGCCGGACAAAGTAGAACGCTCAAGCTCTCGATTCTGGCTGATGTAGATCAACTCAAGAAGTCGCTAAACACAGCTAATAATGACGTCGAAAGCTCAAGCTCTAAGATTTCAGACTTTGGCAAGAAGGCCGGACTAGCATTTGCAGCCGCCGGCGTAGCTGCTGCTGCTTATGCGGGCAAGCTGCTAATTGATGGCGTCAAGTCAGCTATTGCCGATGAAGCTGCTCAAGCTAAACTGGCCAACACTCTCAAGAATGTAACAGGCGCAACTGACGACCAGATTGCTGCAACTGAGAAATATATTCTCAAGACATCTCTGGCCAACGGAATCACCGACGACCAATTGAGGCCATCGCTAGATCGGTTGCTGAGAAGTACCAAGGATGTGACCAAGGCTCAAGAACTGCAATCACTTGCGCTTGATATTTCTGCGGGCAGTGGGAAAAGTTTAGAGGCCGTATCGAACGCGCTTGCAAAGAGTGCCGAAGGGCAGAATACAGCTCTGGGCAAGTTGGGCGTGGGCATCAGTGCGGCAGATTTGAAAACTATGTCATTCCAAGAAATTACGGCCAAGCTCAGTGACACGTTCAAGAATCAAGCGTCAGAACAAGCTGACACATTTGCGGGCAAGATGGCTCGTCTCAATGTGGCATTTGATGAAGGTAAAGAGACAGTCGGCTCATTCGTACTGGATGCAATTACTCCGATGGTCAATACTTTCGTCAAGGATGTCGTTCCGGCCATTCAAAAATTTGCGGATGAAATCGGACCAAAGTTACAGCCGGTAATCAAATTCCTTGGCACTTATATTCAAGAAGTTTTACTCCCAGCATTCAAAGCCATTTGGGGATTTATTACAGATTTCTTGGTTCCGATATTTTCTGCAATTCTCAAGCCAGCTATTGAAGGATTGCGTAGTGCATTTGAAAAGGTTCAAAAGGCTGTTAGTGATAACTCTGAAGAATTAAAACCATTTATTGATTTCATGAAAAAAGTGGCTGAATTTGCGAGAGATACACTTGCTCCAATCTTTGGTGGAGCTTTGAAATTAGCTTTTGAGGTTATCGGTCGAATCGTCTCTGGACTTGTCAGTGGATTTGCCAAACTTGTCACTGGTATTCAATATGTTATTGATAAAGTCAAAGCATTCATCAAGCTCATGACTGATAATCCAGTCACTCGATTCTTTGGATTAAGTGGAGACAACTCCAAGGGCTTGAAAGCCGGCGGAGCTGAATTTGACCCAAATATCGGCGGCGACGTGGGCGGTGGGTTCCCTACTGGTGGAAGCATGGGCGGCAATGATCCGCGAACTTTTACCGGCGCACCATTGGGCGCATATTCACCAGCTATGCAAGCTGCAATCCTTAGACGCGAAGAACTCAAAGCCGAGACTGAACGCCTACGCAACGCCAGAGAAGCGGCCGCAGCAGCTCGCGCTGGGGTCACTGGCGGGCTTTCAACGGCCGAGCGCATCAATATCACAGTCAATGGCGCAATCGATGCAGAGGGAACGGCTCGCACAATTGTCGAGACTCTGAATGATTCATACTTCCGCGGTACAGGCGGCGCATCCAATTTGCAGGCAATATGACAGTCTTTAATCCAGTATGGCGAGTCACAATTGGCGGCAATGAATATCAGACTGCCATTCTTGCCAATCTAACAATCACATCTGGGCGAACTAATATCTATGAGCAGGCTCAAGCCGGATACACCAACATTGAACTTATCAATTTGGATCAATCAAATGTGGCCATTGGAATCAATGATTCATTGACCATCGAATTACAAGATTCCACAGCTACATTCATTCCCATCTTTGGCGGCTCCATTGTGGATATTGCAATCTCAGTAGCCGAATTGGGCAATGTGGCCTACGCCCAGCGCGTCAAGATAATTGCCTTGGGTGCATTGGCTCGATTGCCAAAGGCTTTGACAGATGGCGTTCTGACTCAAGATTTCGATGGAAATCAAATTCTTTCAGTGTTGCAGGATTTATTGCTCAACAATTGGTCAGAGGTTCCAGCAGCTTTGCAATGGAATACCTATGATCCGACAGAGACTTGGGCAAATGCTCAGAACATTGGGCTTGGCGAGATTGATACTCCAGGCAATTATGAGCTTGCACAAAGAGCATCAAGCCGAACAGATATTTATTCACTTGTTTCAGCTCTGGCCACTAGCGGTCTTGGCTATATCTATGAGGATGCTCAAGGACTTATTTCATACGCGGATTCGACGCATCGATCCATTTACTTGGCAACGAATGGATATGTCAATCTTTCAGCCAACGATGCTCAAGGCTCTGGACTAACAATCCAGCAACGTGCCGGCGATGTGCGAAACACAATAACTTTAAAATATGGCACAAATTCCACAAATGAAGTCAGTGCCACAGATGCTACATCAGTGGGTTTATATGGCCAGCTTGCCCAAATATTTACGACCACAGTCAAACACCTAATCGATGCACAAGACCAAGCAGATTTCTATTTAACACTACGGGCTTTTCCTCAATACAACTTCAATCAGATCACGTATCAGCTGACAAATCCAGAGATTGACGATGGCGACCGAGATTCTTTGATTAACGTGTTCATGGGAATGCCTCTGGCAATTGCCGACTTGCCGCTAAATATGTCGGCCGGAACCTATTTGGGATTCGTAGAGGGCTGGACGTTCCAAGCCGCATACAACCAAATCAGCGTCTCACTTAATCTCTCGCCGCTTTCATATTCATTGCAAGCAATGCAATGGCAAGATGTAAGTGTCGTTGAGGCTTGGAATACAATTTCTGGGATACTTGACTGGGAACACGCCCTAGTCGTGGCATAAGGAGAAAAGATGAGCAATCCAACAACACCATTCAGTTGGCAAATGCCGACGGCGACTGATTTGGTCACTGATTTGCCGGCAGACTTTGAGGTCTTTGGTCAAGCTGTTGCCACATCAATGGCTGATTTATTAGGTGGCACGACAGGACAGATTCTTTCAAAGGCGTCGGCAGCCGACATGGATTTCACTTGGATTGCCAATGATCAAGGCGACATCACTGGCGTTACAGCTGGAACAGGTATTACAGTCACATCACCAACTGGCCCAGTGCCAACAGTCTCGATTGATACTGCAACAACAGTGGATAAGACGACATCCCAAACTTTGACCAACAAAACACTTACATCGCCAGTCTTGACAACACCAAGCATTTCAAACATCAATGCCAAAGGTGATATTTTAGTCGGTACTGCTGACAATACTTTGGGAATCATCACTGCTGGCAACAACGGCGAAACTCTTGTAGCCGATTCTTCCACTTCTAGCGGATTACGCTGGCAGAGCAATTTTGCAGCAGGCAAAAACGCAATTATTAACGGTGCATTTAATGTGTGGCAACGGGGAACTTCTATTGCTGCTCCAGGGTCTAGTGGTGCATTTTTAGCAGATAGATTTAACACAACTTTTGATGTTGCTCCAACTTCAGGAACAATTACTCAACAAACTTTTACTCCTGGTACTGCACCAGTAGCAGGTTATGAAGGCACTTATTTTAATCGAACAACAGTTACTACGGTTGGCACAAGTGCTTATTACATAATGGGGCAAAAGATTGAAGATGTACGAACTTTTGCAGGTCAAACAGTTACAGTTTCATTTTGGGCAAAACTAAATAGTGGTGCAATAAGTACTCCTAGAATAAGATTAACTCAAAATTTTGGCAGTGGTGGTAGTGCTGCTGTTTCTTATGACTCCTCGTATAACTATACACCTACTGGTTCTTGGCAAAGATTTTCTTGGACTATTGCTCTTTCTTCTATTTCAGGTAAAACAATTGGCACAAGTAGTTATTTGCAATTTGATACAGTTGTGCCTTATACCGCCGCTAATGCGGTGGATACTTGGGGCTGGCAGGTAGAGGCTGGTAATACTGCTACCGCTTTTCAAACTGCAACTGGAACTATCCAAGGGGAATTAGCCGCTTGCCAGCGTTACTATTACCGCCAAAGCGGAACAGGTAACAACACACCATTTGGCTTAGGCTTTGCTTCGAGTACAACAAATGCACGCATCTTGTTGCCTTTTCCAACTGCTATGCGTGTTGCACCAACTTCTGTTGATTTTTCAACACTTGGAACTTATGACGGAGGAACTCAAACCACTATTACTGCCATCAGTCTTTTAGACTGCTCAACCACACAAGCGCAAGTTTATGCAACTGTTGCATCAGGATTAACTGCCAATCGGCCTTATTTCATACAGGCAAAAGACACATCTGCTGCCTACTTAGCACTGAACGCGGAGTTGTAAAATGAATAATGTAACCTTTATTGAAATTGAAAACTTTGGTGTTATTACTGAACACGCAATCATTGACCACGGCAACGAGGAATACACCTCAATGCTAAAGGCAACCTATGATAAGCAACAAGCGGCACTATCCACACCGATGGTGATTGATGATCCAAAGTCATAACGGATGGAAAGCATCGAAAGATGCAGCTGAAATCCACATAATCAGCGTTCCAATCGAGGGAACTAAGGTCAAGGTGCGATGCGCGAAAGCCGTTGCGCCATTGATTGCTGGATTCTGCAAAGAATTTCATGAGCTAATTGAACCCATTGATGAAGGTCAGCTTGATGATTGGGGTTACGCGTTCCGCATGGTACGTGGCTCGACTGACACTTTGAGCAATCACAGCTCTGGCACTGCCATCGATCTAAACGCAACAAAGCATCCGCTGGGCAAATCTGGCACGTTCCCAGCTGAGAAGGTTCCAATGATTAGAGCTTTGGCTAAGAAATACGGCCTCAAATGGGGTGGAGATTATCGAAACAGAAAAGATGAGATGCACTTCGAAATCGAATTGAGTGAAGCGAAAGTCGCGGCACTCATCGGGAGCTTGAACAAAGGAGACAACTAATGGATCAAGCAAAAGCAATGCTGGCATCATGGGCAAGAAGCTCAGTCGCCGGCGCGTTGGCCGTCTATATGACTGGCAATACCAATCCAAAGGATTTGGCCTTGGGTCTAGTGGCGGGACTTGTCCCCGTTCTTACAAGATGGGCTAATCCGAATGACGTAAGTTTCGGCAACAAGAAGTGAGCGTAGGCGAATGGACGGCGGTCGGTGGGCTTGTTCTTGCGGTGCTGACTGCCATCTATTCGTCAATGCGATTCATGGTGAAGTCGATCATGCGGGAGCTTTCGCCGAATTCTGGCAACTCTCTCAAAGACCAAGTGAGCCGGATAGAGCAAAGGCTTGACACTTTGATTCTTGAAATGGCTCTAAAGAAGTAACCGACACGCCGATTCTTAGGCGGGAATCTTGAAATTGTCGGTCATGCGTGTCACTCTGTAATTCGGGAGCTGGTACGCAGCTCTCAGAATCGGGAGCAATTATGACAACAAGTGAAGTAGGACTATTCGTAATCATGGCAATAGCCTGCATTCTCTGGGCAATATGCAGTTATTCAGTCGGATACAAAGAAGGCCACAAAGATGGCTACCAGCGCGGCAAGACAGTCGGCCGTCATGCATCATCTCAGGCGGTGCGCTAATGGGGTTCTTGGACGGCTACGAGGCCGCACGTGCCAGAACAGATCGCTGGATTGCAACACATCCGACCGGACGCATCGAAACAGAAATCATGGAATTTAACGCTGAAAAGGGTTACGTTCTAGTGAAGGCAACTGGCTATCGCAATGCAGATGATTTATATCCAGCCGGCGTTGATTTCGCTTATGGCTATCAAGGCGCATACGTCCAGAACATGAAACGCTGGTTCGTCGAGGATACAGTGACAAGCGCAATTCTTAGAGTTATGCAGCTCATCATGGGCGGTGCAGAGCGCACGACACGCGAGACGATGGAGCAGATTGAAGCTCTACCAGCGAAGGTTGCAAAGACTGATCTTGACTATGATTACTGGACGACCAAATTCGGTGAAGTGCCATCGTTTAAGACACGCGAAGAAGCCGAGGCATCAGGCACACCAGATTCACTTCAAGAATGCAAGCATGGCAAGCGTGTCTTTAGAGAAGGCACTGCTAAGACTGGCAAGCCTTGGGCTAATTACAGCTGCATTGAACGCAAGCCAGAGCAATGTGATCCCAATTGGTTAGTCATGAGCAGCGATGGCAAATGGAAGCCACAGCTATGAGCGGTGCAATTGAGATAATCAACCCAAGGACTATGAGCTGCACACTCATGGAAGATGGAGTTATCATTGCAACCTACAAAGTCGAGCAATGTGACAAATGCTCCAAGCTAGTTAAATTTGATGAATTCGGTTATCAAAAGGGTTACGGCAATGAAAAGATTATCTGGTTCTGTTGGGAGTGCAGATGATTATGGTGCGCTTATCGCGTGAAGATGAAGTAATTGCACACACTGCCGGACTTGCCAGAGAATCGCGTTATGGATCAAACCCCAAAGGCATCAAAGAGCGTGGCAACTTTCACAATGCTGTTGTCATTCATTCAGAAGCTGTTGGAGCTGAAATGGCAGTGGCCAAATACTTTGGAGTTAATGACTTTGTGCCGACAGTCAATACATTTAAGAATGAACCGGATGTCTATTGGAACGGCATTGCCATCGAAGTCAAACAAACGCCACACAAACGCGGTCACTTAATCATCAGTGAAGATGATCGTGATACTGACATCGCGGTTCTATGCGTTGGAGAAAGCCCGACGTATTACATCATGGGCTGGATACCAGTGGGAGTTGCAAAGCGGCCAAGGTTCCAATCTGCCCAAGGCGGTTACTGGGTCAGTCAAATCAATTTGCAACCCATTGAGAATCTAAGGAAGTCCATTCATGCCAATACTTGAATTCGATTGCTCGATATGCGCCAAGCTTTACGGGAAAGCCAAGCAACGTCATGGCATTCGAAAGACTTCAGAACTATCGCTTCATGAATGGTTCAGCACGTGTCTTGGATGTGGAGCGATGGGCATCAAACTCGTCGATGATGACAAAGTGGATGGGTTATCTCTATGAATAGTTATCCACAGGAGTTATCCACAGGTGTGCAAAGTCTGTGGACGACACGCAGGAAGCACGCTCAACTTATCCACTTACTCGCCAGTAACTTGACTAGGCGTGTAGCATCCATACTCGCTGGCGAGCCGCTGATGCGGATAGCTCGCAGGCGAAGTCTGGTGCTATTGGGTGTGCTATGTGTTGTTGGCACAACACCAGCGGAAGCAGTGACAGAGATAGATAATTTGAAGTTATATGCTCATTCTCGATTGATAAACTATGAGCAATTTCAATGTCTAAACAAGCTGATAACTAAAGAATCTAATTGGCGAATCAATGCAATCAATGGATCTCATTACGGCTTAGGCCAGATGCGCAACAAGAACTATCGCAACCTTGATGGCTATCGCCAGATTGACTGGACTATCCGATATATCAATGGACGCTATGGATCAATGTGCAATGCTTACCGTCATTGGCAGTCGAAGGGATGGCACTGATGAGCAGAGCTTGGGCTAAGGGTTCGACGCGTAAATGGCGGGTTATCAGAGAGCGCATATTGGCCAGAGATGGATGCTGTCAGATATGTGGCACGACAGAAGGACAGATGCATATTGACCACATCATTCCAAAGCGATTGAATGGAAGTGATGATGAGTGGAATTTGCGTCAATTATGTCGAATGTGCAATTTGAGCAAAGGGGGTCGGTTTTTTAGTGATGCTTTAACAC